CGGTTAGCCGAGGAGTCTGAGAGGGCAGCCCTGAAAGCTCAGGGACTTCAACCCACCGTGAATGAGAACGAAGCACGTCGTATCAAGCCACGGGACCGGAACCAGAACAGGTCGATGGGTACCGGACAACTTGTATCAAAATCTAACCCAGGACTATCAATCGCAGGCTAATGGCAAAGAAGAACAATCAAGGAGTACGCAAGGCCCTCAAGAGTGCAGGTTCTACCCTGTCTAAGAAGGAAGCCAGGCAGGTTAAGAAGAGCACAGGCGCTAGTCTGGACAAGGTTTACTCTCAAGCTAACAAGCAGGGTATAGGACTGGAGCAGAGTGCTACCCAGTACTATCAAAACAGGAACGAATCGGCTTACCAGAAGGATGCGTTCCTAAACCAAGCCCTTGGTGACCTAGGTATCTCGAACCTATCCAAGACACAGAAGGCTCTCCAGGGTGCTACCCCAGGTAAGAATCAAGCCTATGGTTACAACAAGAGCGGCGGATTCTATGATCAGATCAGCAATAATGACAGGTTAGTAGATAACCTAATCAGCACTGGTGGTACCGTTGGTGATTCCGAAGCTCCTGTTCAGGATGCAGGTGTTGAGCCTACAGAGCCAGTAGTTGATGATCCCTATGCCATTGACTTTGAGTCATTCTTCAATGAGATGGCAGCCCAGCAGAATGCTTGGGCAGAAGACTTCGCCTCATCTATGGACCAGGTACTGACCGACATGGAGCAATCCATGGGTGACATCATGGCTGGAATTGCTGGTGATCAAGCGGCAGTCGCACCTGAGCCTACCGACATCATCCGTGGTGAGTTCGAGACTGGTGCACAAGACTCAGCAACCTCAGTACCTGAAGTTAATGGTCAAGGAACAGATGAGATACTCGACACATCAAACGATACAGGCCTGGCTATTGGTGACTCTACAGGTCCTTCTGGCCTTGCTACTCCTGACGATGTGACCACAGCTAGTGGTCTCGCTATCGGAGTATGATAAATGGACGATCGTAAAGAGAGACTATCAGCTGAGCAGCGGTATGTCCGCCTCAGCTCAACACGCCAAGATTTTCTGGACATCGCCCGTGACTGCGCGAAGCTAACGCTTCCATATCTACTGCCCCCTTCAGGCCACACTAGCGGAGTCTACCTCCCAACACCGTGGCAATCAGTGGGCGCTAAAGGCGTAAACGTAATGGCTAGCAAACTGATGCTGGCCTTATTCCCAATCAACCAAACCTTCTTCAAGCTACAGATCAACGACGGCCAGCTGGCCAAGGATCCTGATCTGGATATGAAGGCTCGTTCTGAGATCGATCAAGTGCTCTCCAAGATGGAGCGCGTGGTCATGCAGAACATTGCAGAGACAGCTGACCGTGTGATCATCTCACAGGCCATGCGTCATCTGGTCACATGCGGCAATGCCCTGGTTTTCATGGGGTCAAAGGGTCTTAAGTTGTACCCCATTGACCGCTATGTAGTGAACAGAGATGGCGATGGTAACGTCATTGAGATCGTTACACTCGAGGCTGTGCCCCGTGAAACCCTGCCTGATGAGTTTCAGCGTGGCGGTGACATGATGCCCGGCAACCATGTCGGTGAAGGTGGTGGCGGTAACGTCACAGGTGATCTTGTCATCAACCCAGACCTTGACCAGGCCGCCGTCTACACATGGGTGACTCTAGAGAATGGTCGCTGGGTCTGGCACCAAGAGGTAGATGATAAGATGCTACCCGGTACAGAGAGCAGCGCTCCCAAGAACAGCTCACCCTGGATCCCTCTGCGGTTCCAGATGGTAGACGGTGAGAGCTATGGACGTGGACGTGTGGAGGAGTTCCTTGGTGATCTCCGCTCCCTGGATAGCTTGATGCAGTCGATCGTGGAGGGCAGCAGTGCTGCATCCAAGGTCGTCTTCCTCGTTAGCCCCAGCTCCACAACCAAGCCGAAGCAGCTGGCCGAAGCCCACAACGGCTCCGTCATTCAGGGCCGCCCTGATGAAGTTGGAGTTGTACAAGTCGGTAAGACGGCTGACTTCAAGACAGCGTACGACATGATCAACATGTTGACGCAACGCCTCAGCGATGCATTCCTCAGCCTGAACGTGCGTGACTCTGAGCGGACTACCGCAGAAGAGATCCGCTCCACCAAGTCTGAGCTGGATGAGCAGCTGGGTGGTATCTACAGCAGCCTCACCATTGAGCTGCTTACACCTTATCTCAACCGTAAGCTCTCGGAACTCCAACGCAAGAAGGAACTACCGAAGCTGCCCAAGGATCTTGTGTTCCCCACTGTCATAGCCGGTCTGTCCGGTGTTGGCCGTGGCCAGGACCTTCAAGCCCTGACTGGATTCATCCAGACTCTGGGCCAGACCATTGGTCCTGATAAGATCCCAGCCTTTGTTAATCTCGAGGAGTTCACCAAGCGTCTTGCTACCGCCTCAGGAATCGATCAGCTTAGCCTGATCAAGACTGAAGAAGAGCGTCAGCAGGAGCAGCAGGCAGCCCAGCAAGCAGCACAGCAGCAGTCCCTTATGGATCAAGCTGGACAGCTGGCAGGTAGTCCCGTTATGGACCCCTCTAAGAACCCAGGAATTCTCGATCAGATAAATGACAGCACCCCGCAAGAAGCCACCCCTCAGGGTGGAGCCGCCGGCTAGCCTCCCGGAACCAGAGGTGAAGGAGGAGAAGAAGCCAGAAGTTCTCTCCCCCAAGCAACGTAAGTACAAACCAGCCGACAAGGTCAAGCCAACCTTTGGCGGCGTTCGCACCGTAACTCACTGAACATGGCAAACACATCCACATTCTACGATCCGACTGAAGATGATCAGGCGGTAAAGGAAGCCGAAGCTCGTGCTCTTCAAGAAGGCGAGCGGCTCGCTCAAGCAGAGGAGGACATCTCCCGAGCGAAGTTCGAGTCAGCCCGCAAGGATCAAGAAGAGCAGGTCCGGTATGCCGGTAAGTACAAGTCAGCCGAAGAGCTGGAGCGTGCCTACAAGGAGCTGGAAAGGAAGCTTGGTGAGAAGTCTGAAGCACCCGCTGAAGAAGAAGAGACCCCCGCTGAAGAGCAGGCTGAAGAGGTAGAAGTAGATCTAGTCCGTCGTGGTCTGGAGAAGGCTGCCCAGGAGTTCGATGAAGGTGGAGCAATTACACCTGAGACTCTTGACGCGCTGTCGGAGCTTGACTCCCGCACGCTCGTTGAGACCTGGGCAAAGTACATCTCAGAGACCCGTGGTCAAGCTGAACAAACTCAGGTGTCAAACGCCGAGGTTCAGCGTATCTACCAATCGGTAGGCGGTCAGCAAGCCTACACGGAGATGACCCAATGGGCTGCTGAGAATCTCTCTGCAGAAGAAATTGGAGCTTACGATTCAGTCGTCAACAGCGGCAACCTTGACGCCGCATACTGGGCAGTACAAGGCCTCAAGGCCAAGTACTCTGAAGCTAATGGCAACCAAGGTAAGCGCTATTCTGGAGGACGTGCGCCAGCACCTGAACCGGGATTCCGCTCGCATGCTGAACTGGCAGCAGCTATCCGTGATCCACGCTACAACGAGGATCCAGCATACCGCTTGGATGTAGAAGCAAAGCTAGCAAGGTCTGGTGACTTGATCTAAACGGTCAAAGGGGGATTCGATTCCCCCTCTTGTTATTGAGCCGCTATGCTCGTTAAAAACTGGCCCTTGCAAGAGGCCCGAAAAGGATACCCTCAATGAAAGGTTTCACCTCACAATTGAATACCTTGACTGATCAACGAAACGTTTCTAAATAGTGACCCCTAGGGACAAGTCTTTGCCTCAAACGTAAACCTTGTCTTCAATCTAGAACAATGACTAATGTGAATCTGACGAGACCGGGTCAGATTAACGGCGCCGGTGACGAGCGCGCGTTATTTCTGAAACTGTTCAGCGGAGAAGTATATGAGTCCTTCCGCAACAACCTGATCTCCAAGGGTCTGGTGATGAACCGCACCCTGCGCGGTCAGAAGGAGACTCAGTTCATTCACACCGGAGCCATGAGCTCTGGCTACCACACTCCTGGTACCCCCATTCTGGGTACTGCGGGTGAGCCCCCAGTGGCAGAGACCACGATCACCATGGACCAGCTCCTGGTGTCCAGTGCCTTCCTGTATGACCTGGAAGAGATCCTCTCCCACTACGATCTGCGTGGTCCTATCAGCCGCCAGATCGGTTACCAGCTGGCTCAGCACTATGATCGTCGTGTGTTCCGCACCCTCGATCTTGCTTCTGCCGAGTCCGCTTCTGTGACTGGTGAGCCCGGTGGCTTCCAGATCAACATCGGTGCTAATAATGAGTACAACGCACAGGCAATTGTGGACGGCTTCTTCGAAGCTGCTGCTGTGCTTGACGAGCGTTCTGCTCCCCAGGAAGGTCGTGTTGCAGTGCTGTCCCCACGTCAGTACTACAGCCTGATCTCCAGCGTGGACACCAACATCCTGAACCGTGACATCGGTACGACCACCCAGGGTTCGCTGAACTCCGGTGAAGGTCTGTATGAGATCGCCGGTATCAAGATCTACAAGTCCAACAACATCCCGTTCCTCGGCAAGTATGGTACCTCCACTGGTCCTAC